GGATATAATCAAGGGCATATTATCAAAGAGCAGAAGTGAACTAATTGACTTAGCTAAAAATGATGACTTACCCTTTTGGGTTGCAATGATAGCCAAGAAAGCAACAAGAGATTATGAGAAAGGCAGCATACATTTATTAGAGTTGTTATTTGACCGGGTATATGGTAAGCCAAAAGAAACAGTAGACCAAAATATAGAGGCTAAGACATTTAATGTAACTTTGAAATTAGACGAACCAAATAAAGGTTAAAATATATATGGAAGAAATCACATTTTTAGGAAACGCTTGGTCAGATGACTATGGTGTTAATGTAACGATTAACTTAGAAAAGTTTGAACAGGCTATTCGCACTGGCAAATTAGAAAAGAACAAGTATGGAGATGTTCGTATTCGTGTACAACGATTAAAGACACCACACGAGAAGAGTAAGGCTACTCATTATGTAGCAGTACCAAAACCCAAACCTGAATCACCATTTTGAGAATCTTAGTTTTGTTTGACGGCATGAGTGGGGTGAGCTTTCATAGGCTATACACCCCTTATGCTCGTTTGCAGTTAGATTATGACTGCACTGTAGATATTAGCCAAGATAAAAAAGAATGGGCAGACTTGCCGTATGAGAAGTACGATGTCGTTGTATTCAATAGATGGCTTGGTCATTTGCAGTACAACATATTACCAATCTTAGCAAAAAAGAAAATCCCTTTTGTATGCGATAACGACGATTATTGGGTGCTACCTCGTTACAATCCAGCATACAAGTTCTATAAGGCTTATCTTAAGAATGCCGTAAAGGATGCGATACACTATGCAGATGCGGTAACCTGTACAACTCCACAACTTGCAGAGAAGATTAAGGAGATTAACAAAAACGTGTATATTCTACCGAATGCAATAGACCCAATACAAAGACAATGGAACGCTGAAATCGAACACCCTAAGACGATTGGTTGGGTAGGTGGTATTAGTCACCTTGAAGATTTAAAACTATTAAGCGGTCAGATTAAGCCAATTTGCGAGAAATATGGATACAGATTCCTAATGTGCGGATATCATCCAACTTCTAAGCTATGGGTTGAAATGGAGAGAGCGATTACAGGCGAGTATCCTCACAACAGACCTAAGTGGTTTGAAGTTCGAGAAGGCACGAGAGCCGACATTTACGGCACTTACTACTCTGAGATAGACATTGTACTTGCACCACTTACAAACACTAAATTTAACCGCTATAAATCAGAGCTGAAGATAGTAGAGGCAGCAGCATACAAATTGCCTATATTGGTCAGCAAGGTAGAACCATACACAAACCATCGCAGTAATTTAGGCGTTTTCTTTGTGGAGAATAACGATTGGACAACGCCACTTACTAAACTCATAGAAAGCGAGAAAAGTAAAGACGTAGGTTTGATTAACCATGCCTACTGTGATGTCTACCATAATATCGCAGCGATTAATCACACAAGGTTTGAAGTATTACAGAGTGTTGTAAATGGACATTAATTATACAAGACCGAAGCTGACAAGTTACCAAACGGCTATCCTCGATAGTCCTGCACGTTATACTATTACAGCAGCATCTACTAAGACGGGTAAAACGGCTTCGCATATTATATGGTTATTTGAACAAGCACTATTACTAAAACCTAACCAAGCAGTATGGTGGGTTGCTCCTGTTTACCAACAGGCTGAGATTGCGTTTAGGCGTATGAAGAACCAGGTCAATATTCGTGACTTCTTTCACTCCAACGAGAGCAAATTGGTACTGACTACACCAATAGGCTCACGGATAGAATTTAAATCAGCAGAGAAACCCGATAACCTTTATGGGGATGACGTATACGCTGCGGTATTTGATGAGGCAAGTCGAGCAAGAGAGGAATCATGGTTTGCATTGCGATCTACATTAACCGCAACACAAGCGAAGTGTAAACTAATCGGTAACGTAAAAGGTAAAAAGAATTGGTTCTATAAGATAGGGGAACGAGCAAAAAGCGGAGATCCTAACATGGAGTATTTTAAGATCACTGCTTACGATGCAGTCAAAGAAGGAATACTTCAAGCAGAGGAAGTTGAACAGGCAAAACGAGACTTACCCGAATATGTATTTAAAGAATTGTATTTGGCTGAACCTGCTGACGATAATTCTAATCCGTTTGGATCTAGCAATATTGACAACTGCATAAACAACACCCTATCAGGAACGCCTGTGGCTTATGGGATTGACTTGGCTAAATATACTGACTGGACTGTGATCACTGGATTAAACGAGAATGGTGAGGTTTGCTACTTTGATAGATTCCAAAAAGATTGGTCTCAGACTTTAGCGACTGTATCACGGATAGTAGGGAATACACCTGCTTATGTGGATAGTACCGGCGTAGGAGACCCGATTGTAGAGCAACTGCAAAGAAATCACCCAAGAATAAAAGGTTTCAAATTTACGAGTCAATCTAAACAACAACTTATAGAAGGCTTAGTAGTAGCAGTTCAGCAAACACAAATAAGATTCCCAAACGGGATAATAGAGGATGAAATGCGTAACTTTGAATTTGAATACACCCGAACGGGAGTACGCTACACTGCACCGCAAGGTCTCCACGATGATGCGGTCATGAGTTTGGCTTTAGCTTGGGATTGCAAACAACACAATAAAAAAGGAGTATTTTTCTATGCCTAAAACTATTATAGAATTTTCAGCAGACGAGGAGCATGATTTAGAAATGTGTCTTAACGGTCACAAGTATTATGCAATTGTACACGATATTTACAACTACCTAAGAACACACACAAAGTACGCACCTGATGAAACGCCTGAGGAAGTTTTACAAGCGTTGTACGAGGCTAAAGACTTTTTAATTGAACGAATGAGCGAATACAATATAGACATATGAACTGGAACGATATTACAATAGACAAGATTCAGAGAATCGAACAATTAGACGAGGACAATCCTATTCGCAAGGTTGCCTACACGATAGCAATTATCAAAGACGTACCTATTGAGGAGATTAACAAATGGACTATCGACCAACTTAGAGAAGTAGACCTTTCGTTTCTAAATGAGATTCCTCATAAAAACCTCACTTTTAAATTTAAGCATAACGGCAGACGTTTTAGGCTTATTAAGTCAGCTCGTGAAATGTCAGCTCACCACTTTATTGAGTTGCAAGAATTAGCGAATAAAGATAAAATAGAGGCGCTACATGAGATTATCGGTTGCTTATCGTATCGAGTTAATATTTTTGGGCGCAAAATAGAGGATGATTACACTTGGAAGGTTGAGAACTTTAAAAGCCTACCGATTGTAAACTTCTATAATTACGCTCTTTTTTTTTCGGCTCTCTATCCGAAATTATTAAACGCTACCCTAACCTATTTGAAGGAGGAGACGGAGAAAGCAAAGGCGATGTCTTTGGATGGCTTAGCCTCATAGATAGACTTGCAGGTGGTAGACGGCAAGAGTGGGACACTATTCTAAAGATGCCGATTATTGAGTTTCTAAATACCTTAGCGTTTCACAACACGATTACAAAGCAAAGAATGAAGCGTTTAGAGGGTGCAGCAGCCAAAGGCTTTGAGTCTTACGTTTGTGCTTGTCTGAACGAAATGCTTTAAAAAAAGAAAAAATATTTTTGGAATATAAAAAATATGTGTATCTTTGATGTATGAAAAACGAAAAAAACAACACTATAACAGTATTATTTGTAGATCAGGTTGGGTTATTTAATCAGGAGGGTAAGGCAGAGTTTATGGTACGCCGCCCGGGTGATAAAGCTTTAGAGGGTACTAGAGTACTAGCTACCGATGAGATGAATGCTAGAGAAGTTTTTCTAAAATATATCAAACAAGTGGTATTAACGTCCTTTTTTTAATACTTTAAAGCCTTCCATTTTGGGGGGCTTTCTTTATTTAGGTCAATACTCTATTTTTGTTAATTATATAAAATGGCTTATTATCAAAAGTATATAGAGTATTATACATTGTTGGAAGGTCAACTTGAAAATTGTATCTTTTCTCGTTCTGAGTTGGCAGATGTAAAAGAAATTGATTGATGAAACACACAAACATAAGGAAAGGAAATTGGGTTGAGGTGATCCAAGAAGATGGGCAAAAAGCAATAGGAAAAGTTGAATCAGCATATATTACCGGTGATCAACTTTATTTTGTTATTGTTAATGGAAGTGGTAAGTTTTATAAAGGAAACCAAGTTATCGGCAAAGTTAAAAAACCACTATAAATACAGTGAAACTTATTATTTATCTGATCAATACTTAAAGCCTTCTAATTAGGGGGCTTTTTTGATTTAGGTCAATACTCTATTTTTGTTAATTATATAAAATGGCTTTAACAGGAACACATCAGGTCAGCGGTACTTACCAACCTTCTAACAACGATAATCTTTGGGTTGTAGAAGAGACCAGTACGGGAATAACGAGCAACTTCAATTTCAAATTTATTTGCGATGTCAAGAATACAAGCGGAACTCTATTGAGCCGTTTGAAAGTGCCTCCTTACTTCGGTACTACTGACAAAGGTGTATTCAATATCTCAAAGGTTCTGAGTGCGTATACTACTTATGACTGGAACTATGAGGATACCAACTCAAGCGGATGCACTAATTCCTACTTTGATTACACGTTGAGCTTTGGTTATGAGTATAGCACAGGTGCAACGTCAGACATTCAGGTAAGTACAGGCGTAACAGACGTTACAGGTAATACAGTTTGGAACGCTGCAATACATCCATTAGCGTTTATTAACTATTCGCAAGATGACTATCTAATGGCGAGTGGTTCAACTGCTAACTTTCTCACAAGTCTAACCTCAAAACGGATTCATGAAACTCAAAAAGATTGGCTTTACGCTTTGCACAACTCTAATATTAGTTATT